TGGTGTTTTGCAACTGTTATAAGAATATACTTGACAGTGTGCAAAAGGAGATGTCCGATGCTCAAGACTTGCGCGAAAGACTTGGTGCAAAAGAGCCTGATACCGTCCTTGATAGACAGTCTGGATATTTTAGTTGGAATCATGATACTTCCCGAGACCCCGATGCATTACGCAATGGGGAAGCTCCTGGATACGTCTATGTCAAGCCCATTACATGGTTTGCGTTCTTTGGTAAAGTGTACTATACTATATCAGGTTGCATTTCACGTGGGTATGACACGTTTTTGGAGAAGCACTCTGCTGATATCAAGAGAACATTCAATTGTGCAAAGGAGAGGACTGTACTTGAAGTCATCGAATGGAGCAATTGGTGGGATAGCTTGGACTTAATACCAGAACAAGTCGTTTGCCACCCTTATGTTTTGCGATTTCTGTTGCTTTTCTGGGCACGGGACTTTTTCAAGAGCTTACGGAATGGATTAACTGTTATTGCCTTTGTGCACCTATTTTTCCTGTGGAGGTTCAACTTCCTTTGGTTTTGTTGGCTACCGCTGTGGTTGTTTGAGAGTTATGCATATATATGTTGTACTCGTCAAACCTACGAGTTGATGGCCCGTTCCAGGATGTTGGATTTGCGTGAAACAGTTCGATATTACTTAGATTCATGGCACTGTAAGTATGCCTTGATAGGAGTCGGAGCTGTTGCGATTGTTCTAAAAGTTTTAAAATCGCGGAAGATGGTGTTAGATGGTAACACAGGTCTACAACCCGAGACAATGGATGAAATAAAGGAGAGAGATTCAAAAGAGAATCCCTGGGCTAATTGTAATAGCCACCCTCTCCCCATGTCGTCCCCTGCTCGGACTTCGAAGGCCGAGGATGTTGCTAAGGCTTTGCGTGTCAATCTAGTCGGCGTCGTGTCAGATACCAACAAGTGTACATTGGGTTTTTTCCTAACATCGAATTTTATGGTAGTTCCTAGGCACTTTGTAGAGGAACACCATGCTGATGGTGAAAGAGATATACCCATACGATGCTATCGTGGATCAAAGAAGGATGTCGGCGGCATTTTTGAGGATAAATTAAGTGTTGAATACCTGAAGTATATCCCCAACACCGATTATGCGGTGTGTTACGTGACCGCTGGTGGTACTTTCAAAGATATGCGTGGTTTTCTACCAACTGATGACCAAATTCGAAAATGCCCGGCCATAATTGTCACACGAGAGACAGACAAACCAGTCTACTCCCAAACTCAAATGTACTTTCAAGGCACATCTAATGTACGCACTAAGTGTTTTGCAGAAGATAATGCTGTGAGAACGTTCAAGGGAGGGATGTATGATCTTCCATTTGAAACATGGAAAGGTATGTGCATGTCCCCTGTGTTGAGTGATTCCATAGGCTGTTGCATACTTGGATTTCATCTTGGAGGCTCCGGAAGAGTTGGAGGCTGTGGAGTACTAACCCAAAAAATGTTTGCAGATACTCTTAATGAGTTAGCAGGCGTTGATGGAGTTGTTTTAGGTACATCTGCAGGTATCCACACTATACTGGAAGCTGAGATGGGGGATTTCCCTGAGGAGACATATGGCAAACCAATTTTACAGAATACCGATGTGCACAAGAAGAGTGCAACACGCTTTTTACCGGAAGGAGCTAACATAGATATGTATGGCTCTGTTGATTGTAGAGTTACGCCACACAGTAATGTGGTGCCTACTCTCATATCACCTCTTGTTGAAAAGTGTATGGCCGTCGCAAACAAGTGGGGACCACCTAAGATGAAAGGAAAAGGTGTTTATCCATACCAGGCCGCTCTTGCAGTATCGTGTATCCCCAGTAAACCAATTGGTAGTCCATTGCGACGTGCAGTAATTGATTTTAAGAAGATAACTGTACAAGTTCGCAACAAGTTGCCTGAGTTATTTAAGATGGCAGCGCCCCTTGGAGAAGTAGAGACAGTGAGTGGACTCATAGGGATTAAGTTTATTGATCCAATGAATTTCACAACGTCTCCTGGATACCCATTTTCTGGACCCAAGATAGAGAAGACTGATGAGCTCGACCCTGAAGATTAT